GGTCCAAAATAAAAAACCAGCTCTTGTAAGCGATGTAAAAAAACTTACGCCTGTATCTAAAAAGGAACCTACAAAAGAGAAAGAAGCTCCGGCGGAAATTAAAAGTACAGCAAAAGATAATCCTTCGGATGCTAAATTAACCAGTAAATCACAGCCCGCCGATAGTAAAAAATCTGGTGATATACAAAATGAACCCACGGGAACTGATAAATCGGGATTAGGTAGTGATAAAGATATGCAGGATATAAAAAATGCACTTACTAGAATAGCCGGACTTCTGGAAGGACCACTGACAGTTTCATCAATAGATCAACCATTTAGGCCAGATTCTAGAAAGATATAAAAAATATTACAAAATATTTTTTTTTCTCGTACAAATTTATTATGTTTGCAGAAATTATAAACTAATGGAGTTATCTACCCTATCGCATTATTCAGGACGAGAAATAGTTTCAGGAGATTTTGATTTCACCAATCCTGATTTTCTTAATATAAATAATTGGAGCGTCAAAAAAATAGGAAAAACTTTTGAAATTTCGTGGGATCATTCCGATGCCATCCAAAAAAGTCCATTGTATGGAGAAAATACAAAGGCAATGAAAAATGACCTTATCTATTTGCAAATGGCTAATACGTGGGGAAAAAATTCTCATTGTAAAAGAATGCAGGTGGGATGCTTAATGGTAAAGGATAAATCAATAATCTCTGATGGATATAACGGATCACCAACCGGATTTCCGAATATCTGCGAGGATGAGAATATGGCTACATTGCCTTACGTCCTTCATGCAGAAGCAAATGCGATAACAAAACTTGCTAAGAGTACCCAAAGTTCCGATGGATCTACAATATATGTAACCCTTTCCCCCTGTTTTGAATGTTCTAAATTGATAATACAATCGGGAATAAAAAGAGTAGTTTTTTCAGAAGTTTACAGAAAACCAGATTCACTTCCCTTTCTAATAGAGGCTGGAATAGAATTATATAAAATTAACCAATTTGACCAAATCTAAAGATGCAAAAAGAGCCCAGAGAAACAAAGGAGATTAAAGAGACAAACATTCAAACATTAGCAGAAGATTTCATTCTAAAGAAAACAGACAAGTCATTCAGTGATTTATTCAACAGACTTAAACCAGGAGTATCCAACCATTGCTTTTTGATTCTAAAGGACATGGAGTTAGCAGAGGATGCTTTTCTTAATACCATGTCCAAGATATGGTTAAAGATAGATCAATATGATATGGGGAGAGGTAATTTTTCCACCTGGTGTTATAATATAGCAAGAAACGAATCGCTATTACTTCTGAAATCTAGAAAGAGATTAATAGCTCATGAGGACGGTGATCTAGAGTACCTTTCTTCTAAAAACACAATAGGAGATATAGGCGGATTTTATACTATTGAGGATGATCCAGCATATGGATTCTTTAGCGAGGAAAATACCATTGACTCTGTTTATGAATCGGTTTTGGACGAAATCAGAGCTCTACCTGATACCTATAGGGATATAATGATTGATAGAGAGATTAACGGTATGAAATACAAGGACATTGCAGAAAAGTACGGGATTAAGAAAAGGTCTATTGCTACTCGAATAAGAAGAGCAAGGGGAAGGATTAAAAAAAAGATGGAGGGAAACATTAATGGGAAATCCCCATATAAAATATAAAGTAAAAATAAAAATATGTGGCTAGCTATATTAAAATTTTTTAAAGTTTATAACGATATAAGAGTGTATCGTGATTATCTTAATATTATAAAAAAAGACTTGGAAAATTCTCCTATATGGACTAGGAAAGGAATGAGAATAGATTGGTTTGGCCGAATCTATACTGTGGTAAATCTACCCCCTGAGGTTTTATTTTCTGCAGATCTACCAAAAGAAGCAAGACCTTCTTTTGTTATGAACGAGATAAAGCCTATAAACGAATACTTCAAGACTATCAACATAGAGGAATTAATAACGCTATGGATAGAACCTATTAAAGGAACTAACGAGGAGTCTTATCTGGTAGTTTACCAATATGTTTTTAGAGAATTGAGCTGGATATGGATATTTAGATTTTTACTAGAAATTGCTCTAATCGCATTTGGTATAACAAAGATAGATTACATAATTAATTTATTTTAATGGATTCTAGACTAATAAGCGCTAAAAAAGAGATTGAAAGAAAGCTAGAGATATTCGATGACAGGAGTTTTAGTTTTGATGAGCCCTCGCACGTATATCGATATAACTCTTCAAAGTTTGATTCAGTAACAACATTTCTCAAAACATTTAAAGTTCCTTTTGATCGGGAATATTGGTCTAAAAGAAAGGCAGACGAGAGAGGAGTTGATGTTTCTGTAGTTCTTAATGAATGGCAGGGTAAGGCGGATGTAGCTAATAGCTTGGGCACTAGAGTTCATAAATGGATAGAAGACTTTTGGAGTGGTAAAGCCCCAATTATTCCTGATGATGAGATATTAAAGGAAAGAATTGAAAAGTTCATGGAGATCTATGATAAAAGGCTAAGCGTTTTATTACCACTTAAGTCAGAGCTAAAAATATTTTCCAGAAGATGGAGATTAGCTGGAACGATAGATCAGCCATTTCTTTTTTGGTCAGAAGAACACGATAAGCCATTTTTACTGATTGGTGATTGGAAGACGAACGGGGATTTTAAACATGACGATCATCCCAAGGGTAGATATAAAAAATTACTTAGACCTTTCCCTCATCTGTATGAAAACAATCATAATGAATATTCCATTCAGATTAGTCTATATAGATTGATACTAGAAGAGGAAGCAAATATAGAGACTCAAGACGGATTCCTTTGTCATATTGGTCCCGAAGGACCTGCGAAAGTATACCGGACAAAGGATTTGAGAGAGCCACTCAGAGCATATCTCAATGATAACCGAGTAGATTTTGATATTTTTTCTATTGATTAAGAAACAATTACATAAAAACAACTAAAATAAATAAATACAAAAACAATATGGCAAAGCAAAAATTAGAAGAAACTACATCAGAAATCCAGGGAGGACCTGGGGCATCTTCATCTATCGATTTCGATACTTTAAATCAAGAGAGCGGTCTTTCTATCGATAAGGATCTTGTTGAATCTTTAGAATACCAAATCAAAACTAAAAAGGAAGAAATCAAAACTAAAGTTTATGCGATAACATTTAGTCAAGAACTTTTAGCTAAGTATGAAGATTTCATGAGTAACGAGGCTGAATGGAATTCTACTGAAGCTTTAGGGGTTAAAGAAGTAAGTAAGCAAATTCAGAAAATTAAAAAAGAAGGAGTAAAGAATCAGGTTATCTATATGTCTGCTTTACCTCTAGAAGCAAGTCATTATTTTATCTCTAAAGGTAGAGGTAAAGGACTTAAAAGCGCTGAAACTTTTATTGAACTATATAAACCATTCGATCAGGCTTTAAGCGATGCTAAAAAGGATGTATCTGAGATAAAAGACTTGGAAAAACAATTAGGCGCTGCTATGCAAGGCGTTTCTTTGGGATAATTAATTAGCATATCAAATACTCTATAAAACCGGTTCTTTTTAAGGATCGGTTTTTTGTTGCATTTTAGTATAGATATATATAAAGAAATAAAAAACAGCTATATGAAAACGATAGAAAAAATTAAAAGTTATTCTTGGGCTATCATCCTATTCTTAACCCTTATCATCCTATTGAGACAATGTGGAGTTAATAGAGACCTAGATAGACTAGAAAAAAATTCTAAAATCCAAAGCTCTTATATGGATTCACTTTGCACTAAAAACGAGCTAAATAAGATCATTGAGATTGAAGGCCTAAAATCAGAAAAAAGAATGATCCAATCCACGGACAGAAAGATCATGGATGTTAATCGCCAATCTGAAATTGATCTTGAAATTTAAAAACTTGAAACATCTAAATAATGGGAAGGAAAACAACGAGCTATTTCATAATAAGTACATTTGTTACTCTGTACTTACTTGTTTCAGTAATCTCGACAATACACGTAATAGACTTCTTTAAGCTATCCAATCCAGATTGGTTAGCTATAAGTTTAGCAGTAGCTTTCGAGATTGGTGCTGCAGCTTCACTTGCTTCCCTGGTTACCCTAGAAAAGATGAATAAGGGTATAGTTTGGGGTCTTTTTATATTATTAACTCTTATGCAGGCTATGGGTAACACCTATTACGCATACACGCATCTGGTTAATTTTCAGGGTTGGATAGAATTATTCGGGCTAACTGAAGAGGACCTGATATATCAAAAAAGAGTCCTTTCAATAGTTAGCGGGGCAATTCTACCTATTGTTGCTCTAGGATTTATAAAATCCCTAGTTGATTATATAAAACCCTCTGATGATATCGTAGATTCTAACACTGAGGAGGTAATAGAAGAAAGAATAGGTGAACTAGAAGAAAAGATAGATGAACTAGAAGAAAAGGTTGAAGATGTTGTTGATGGCGGGGATTCAAATGAGATTGAATCTGGCGAATCAGATTTGTTTACGCCAACTGATAATATTGAAATTATACAGAACCCTAATGTTATTAATGGCGAATCTATAGAACCATTAAATATCGGAAGATATAACACAAGAGTTGAGGTGGATCCAACAAAAATAAATTAATTTAAAGGTGGCAGATCAAGACATATCATCATATAACTTTGACGGAGGATCGGCTCTTTCCGACGGTGGGGATCAAATAGCCGGTGGATCTGCAGGATACCCATTAAACCCGATGTCGGGAACAACTGGAGGATTCGATACTGTGTATACTAATCTAGCAATTAACAGGGATTCTTTACCTAGGATAGAAGCTACATTTAGAGAATTTAACGAAAAGCCAGAGCTTAGATTCGTAAAAGAATCATTGGTGGTTACACAAAAAGCTGATACCCTAGATTATCTTGACGTTGCATCTTTTTTTCATCCGCTTCAAGATTTTTCTGATTTTCAAAAACAAACCTTTACAATAGGACCTTTAAACTCTGTTAACATTGATTCAGGTTCATTTGAAGGAACCTTAGGTGAAGCATCGATGATAGTAGCTAGAGCATATTATCTACCAGAATCTAAAGTCGATGAGAGAATTCTATTTTGGGATTATAAAGGAAACTCTAGAAATATAATGGGTAAATTTATGGTTCTAACAGGAGCTATAAAAAAAGATCTTCATTGGAAAGGATGGGATTTAGATCCATTCTCTACATACGGACACACAGGACCAGCCAATATTGGAAATGGAGGGTTATCCTTCACTAACCCAACGTCAAAGACGGTTAAATTGACTATAATAACAGCTAACTAATAAAATGGCAACTAAACCAATAATATGCCCATATGACGAAGGAACTGGATTCAGATTCTATAGAGGCAGCCTTGTATTAGACGAGGGCAATAGCATGAAGCTACCAATTTACCTAGATATGAAGGATCTCTTAGAAGAAACAGTATCTTTTAGTAAAAGTAGGGTTACCTTAAAAGCAGGAAAATGCTTCCTTCTTCAGCAAACAGATATAGGAGACGATCTTGGATACGTTTCGTTTTTAGGGGTAAAAGCTGTATTTCCATCAACTACAGTAGAGTCAAGAAAATATCTCGAATGGACTTATTTAGGAAATACCTATTATATGGGTGAATTAATGGTGCTTTCAGGAAAAAGAATATCAGCTACTGATTCAATTTACGAGGGATGGCTTCTATCTAAGCCCGGTGTATATTCAGATCTAGGAGGCATAGTTTTCTGTAATACCCATTCTGACATAGATATTAAATTAGAAATCTTAGTCTGTAAGTGATAAAATGATACATAGTTTAAATATATAGTAGAAAGTTTCTATCCATAACGTGGATATATAAAAAGATTAAAAAAACAAAAGACCATGGATTTTATAAACCAAGTTAAAAAATTGAAAGAACTAACAAAATCTCCAGATGTTAGACAGATATGCGAAAGCTATCTTAACGGATC